TTGAGGCGACAGGGTGACCATAGGCTGCGGACCGCAACTTATCAGTAATGCTTACAGGTTTATTCATCACCACCCTCCAGTTTCTCAATTCCTCGCATCAGCTTTTGGCCGTGGATGCACTTAACCATTGTTGGCCTCCGGTATGGGTTCAAGACTCCAGACGAGTCTGTACGCGGGGTAGTCACGCTCAACAATTTTTTCTATGTAGTGCATGGACTTCTCCACGTCTCTGAGCCCCGCGCCCTTACTGCTACGATGCCGCCCGATGTACTTGGTGGCATTGCCCTCCAAATACCCTAAGAACTGAGCCCAGTCCCAGTGCTCCACGGGAGTTTTGTAGTGGACACCACCTACTTGCTTGTCGTTAGCCTTCATAAACTTTCTTCACCTCCGCTACTACGTTTTTGATTTTGTGTTGGTACTCTTTAAACACAGGCATCGCCATAATGGCCTTTTGCGCTGTGACCACCATTTCCCTAGCGTACTGATTGCCCATGCCCACCTCCTCTAGGGAGGCCAACGCCAGTTCCAGCATGTCGGCCAGCTTCAAAAGTTCTAGCTCTTTAGTGTCGAGGGCTGGGCATGGTATCCCGTTGCGCCTAATGAACACGTCCTCAGCGTTTATCAGCTCTTGTTTAAGCCCTGCGGACTCAGCTTTGGCTGGGTACGGGACGTCACCAGTGTACGCCTCCGGTAAGTCATGCATCAACGCAGCAATAATCAGGTTGCGGCTACATTCAGGCTCAAGGTAAAGCAGGAGGGCGCAAATGTTCGCGCTGTGATGGCCTACTGTTTCGGGTTTAAGCCTCATGGCTGCGTGGTAGCGCCTCACAGCGTTACCACTTCGCATAGCTACTATCATTTATCTCTCCTTGCGCACCACTCGGTACACGCCAAGCGCCAGTCACTAGACATTATGCTGTCAATGCGGTGTTGATAGGGCTTGTCTGCCTTGCGCAGGCCGTAAGCGTCCCGCATCGGGATGTACACCTCCCGCAAAAACTGGGACTTGTATGTTTCAAGCCACGGGAAGGCTACCGCTCGTTTGCAGGCCTCCAAAACGTCGTATGCCGTTTCGTGCGGGTGCACTAGCGGCGCAGGGGCGCAGCCCGTAGCAACCGTATAGCAGTCATGAGGCCCTGTGAGGGCCAGTAGAGCGTTTGTTTGCGGGTTGTTTAGGTAGGTGTGGGCATTGTTGCTAAACACCCTGTAAAAGCCCACAGGGCGTCCTACGCCCGCTGCAACAAGCTCGTGCAGGTAAGTCATGTGGACCACGTTGGCACCTAGCATCCCCCACAGTACATCATTGCTACGGTTAATAACCGTCATGTTTAAGTGTTCGCCCTCAACCCTAAACATGAGTTGTGTGTTGCACGGTATGTCTAAACGTGCCTCTTTATCGGGGGTGGTAAGGTCAACCTCAGCATCCCACATACCTATCACGGCCCGCCTACTTTCAGGGTCTGCATCAAGGTGGTCGATTACATCAAGTATTTGGTCACGGAAAAAGTGCTTGCGCCACCTATGCCCGTAGGCACCGTGGAGCGTGGAACCATCATCTGAGTACCGCACCATGCCCGAGTTATAGTTGCTCACAAACGCAAGCCCCTGCCCGCCGCCCAACATCCACACAGCCTCGGCTATGTGGAAGAACGGGTTGGCATCTCGTAGCGGCTCCGTTACAACGCGCTCACAGGGCTCAGTTATGGTCAGCATAACTGGCTCTTGTATAGTGAGCACCGGCCCGTTACGGCTGTCCTCTTGCACCCCGAGTACCCGCATTTTCTCCCCCATTTCGTGCAGAGCACGGGGGGCATTCCTAGCTATAATTTCCATTATGACCTCGTATACGTCTGTTTTGGTTTACCTTCGCCAAGTTTAAGTCTCATGTATTTGTCAAACTCGCAAAGACAGTTTTGCATGTTTTGGGAGCATAGCTTTATACCTACCGCCCCGTACACTATAGCTCGGAGGGGCTGGATGTACATACTGAATGCTTTCTCATTATACCTTTGTGCTTTCGGGTCCAGCCCACGTAGTCTGTTCATACCACGTTGGCTCCCAGGTCCGGGTGCAACAAAGGTCCAGTAGTCGGTGGCACCTATCCACCGTGGGAACATCTTAAGGTCCGCCACAATCTGAGCCGCCATGAAGCTGCCCACGCCTTGCAGACCTAGTAGTATTCGCCACTGTGTATCTAGCTCTGGACTCCCCAGCCGGTACTTGGCTTCAAAAGCTGGCCCGAGTACGTACTCGTTTAGATAGTCTACCTTGTCCATACTCCGCCCGTTAGTGGACACGATGTACGCGGGGTTGAACACTCGGCCCCCTGTGAGCTTTATGTTGTCTACAACTTGACGCACCCACTTAGGATTCCATTCGTTCATGAACCCAATACGCTCCAATGTGTCGGGCTGGTTAAAGAGCCTGCCCATCACTACGTTAGGTATGAAGGTGTCCTTGTCTTGGTGTGGCTCCAACCACTTGTAAATCGCCTTTGTAACCTTGTCGTCTTCTCGGTAGACGTTACAGTAGCGGTAGTTGTCTATCATAGGGTCCCCGCAGCCCTTGGAGTTTTCACGAGCTACCTCGCGCATGTTGATCCAGTACACGAGCTCTTCCAAGCGGGGGAAGTCTTCATATCCAAGGTCACGCATTGTGTAGCTCCCCAAGAAGTCCAGTAAAGTCATACCAAGCGTGATCAAAGCGTATGGTCTTAGACACCCCGCCGTCACGCTCCCACTTAGCCCGACTGTTTATCACACGGGGGTGGTCTGCGGTGGTGTTGTCAGGGTTGAAGGGCTTAGTCGCACCTTTAGCCTCACGCCGTGCTATCACGTTGGCTAGGCAGTCTTCAAGCGTTGTATTTAGATAAGCCCGCCAGTGGTATCTTACGTCCAGGCCAAGTTGTGCTCTGCCCACGGTGCCGACCATGTGGCTTATCATAAGCCCTTCGAAAACGCAGATACCGTCGTGGCCCCTCCACTCGTTTAGCAGGTCCGCCACCATCTTAACGGAGGGTATGGTGTCACACCCTCCGCACACAGTCTCATAGCTGCCCAGAATTAGGATGGGTATGTCTTGCCAACGACCTAGATAAGTAACAGGCTTCGTACCTTTATCATTGTACTTGATGGGCGTAGCTCCTGACACGTCCTTCAACCTACGCACTAGCGTCGTCTTACCGCTGCCGGAGGTGCCGCACACTTGTAGTGATCTTAACATGGTGTGTCCTCTAATGAGTTTTGACATGATCTAAAAAAGCCCGCACTACGCGGGCTTCTGTGGTACTTTCTATTAAGCCTTGGCTGTTTCAGCCTTGGGCTTGGGTTCAGCCTTGGGCTTAGGCTCAGGGGCCACGTATTCACGTGGGTACACTGTACCGTCCTTGGCCACCACGTTCACCAAGCCCTTGCGGGACAGGCGGCGCAGGATACCACGGTCACTTTCTTCAAGAAAGTCCAGTACAGTACAGCCTTTCTTGGCCATAGCGTAGCCCTCGGCTTCACCAGCTTTGAGCTTAGGCTCATCAGCGTCGGCGGCCAGTGGTACAATCTGCACCTTGTTCTCCGGCTTAATGCCATAGTCGTGCTTGCGTGGACGGGGGGCACCTTTGCCCTCCGCACCTTCTTGGGTAGCCTTGTCTGCCGCTGGTTTGTCTGCCGTTGCGGCTGCTTTTGATGGGCGCTTCGTGGTGCCTACGTGTTCTGCTTCAGCTTTTGCCATTTTTATTACTCTCCAGAGTAAGATTTAAGTGCTGCAAAGAAGCTATCTTGATTAGCGCCTTTGCGGTTTAATGCACGGGACACTGCCTGATCGATAGTGTCTCGTGCTACAATGTCGTGAACAAAAACATGGGTATTTGGATTACCCTGTCTATACACACGACGTATTGCTTGCTCCCTAAGCTCTAGGTCCCACGGTAGCCCGAAAAATACAACATGGCTGGACTTACCTTGTAGGTTAAGACCATGCCCCACGGACGCAGGGTGTGCAAGCAATACAGGCAGTGTACCATCGTTAAACCTGGAACACAACCCTTCCGCCACACTATTTGACACCCCTGATCCTATATGAGGCACGTTTCCTAGAGCTCCCCGTATTCTTGATAAGTCATGTTTAAACTGATACATTACCAGCACTGGTGCCCCGCCCAACTGCTCTACCAACTCAGTAAGGGCCTCCACCTTCGCCTTATGCACCTCCACAACCCCGTGGTCCTCGGTATACACTCCACCGTTCACTAGCTGTCGTAGCTTCGTTGATACGGCTGCGGCGGTCGGTGCTAGTATGTCTTCGTTTTGTATAGTGACTAAGAACTCACGCTCTAACTCTTTGTACTGAGCCCGGACCTCGGGGGGTAATTCAACTGCAATCTCATTGGGCACAAGCTCTGGAAGCGTTAGGTAGTCTTCCGCTTTGAGCCTCAATACAAATCCAGACAGCTTCTCGGCAATTTCGTTTTCTGCATTATCTCTTGGACTGTACGTATATCCCTTAAACCCAGACTGGTAGAAGTAGTTGTTTCGATAGTGTGTGATGTAGCGGCCGAGGGCAGCGCCTTGGTCAAGTATGTAGATTTGGCCAAACAAGTCCTCAAGTCCTTGACTAGTGGGCGTACCTGTGAGTATGTACCGTCTGCTAAACGTATTGAGCATGGACTTGAGTATTCTAGACCTCCCACTTCCTGGCTTCTTAAACTTGGTGGACTCGTCAACAACAAGCATCTCCGGATGAATACGCTTAAGGCGGTCTCGCTTTTGCAGCCACGGAAGCCCCTCTGGATTGATGACGTACACATCCGCTGGCTCGTTAATTTGGTCATCTTTTTCATCCCCGTGTAAAACAACGACCTTAAGGTGTGCAAACTCTTTCCACTTTTTAACCTCGGCAGGCCAGACATTGTAGCACACTCGCATGGGGGCGATGACTAACATACGGCTCACGTAGCTCTGTTTCTGTAGTATGTTAAAAGCCCCCAGTGTTATGGACGTTTTGCCCAATCCTGGGTCAAGAAACAGGCCCGCCGCCCCCAGCTTCACCATCAGCTCCATGCCCCGCATTTGATACGGGTGGGGCGTCCAACTAGGTTTCTCTGTTATAAAGCTCAATGTAGGCCTCCAGTTGGGCTATCGCCTCATCTGTGTTATCACAAACAAGCACAGTGAAGCCAAATGCTCGCATTCGTCTAATGATGTACTTTTGCAGCTTCCTTGGTTTTTCACCTGCACGTTTAAGTTCCAAGAAGACAACCCTTCCCCCCTTGTAGAGAGCGATACGGTCGGGCACGCCCCGCAATCCTGGCACAGTAAACTTCCAGTACAGTAATTCGTCTTTACGGCCATATGCCCACCTTTTGATAGTACGTTCTATACTAGCTTCTAGTGTACGCATGGTCCGTTGTTCGCTTTGCGGAAGTGACAGTAGTTACACCTCCAAGATGGGTTAGTGGGGAAGTTACGGTCGCTAGTTACGCGCTCAGCCCGCGCTTTAATTGTCTCCAGTAGCGCAGGCATTTCGTCTTCGCTGTAGCTGTACGGCTGGACTATGTCTTGGTCAAGGTAAAAGAACTTCACAGTAATGTTATTGTAGCCCATCTTGTGCCCTGCGACTGCGTACAAATCAGCCTGTTGGTCGTGGTCATCATAGACCTTACCTGTTTTGTAGTCCCACAGTTCGCAGGTGCTTTTGTCTTTGGCCAGTATGGACAGGTCAAACACCACCCGCATCCAAGCCTCAGGGCCGAACCAGCTACAAGGCTCCCAGTTTTTATCAAAAGCTACTTGCTGCTCGGGCACTACCTCACGGCGCTGTTGCCAGCCTGGATCACCCGCTGTTACGGAGGCCAGAGAGGTACGTATGATGTCACGTACACCACCGATGGGTATTTTACGCTCCCCGCCCTCCGCGCCTATCAGCCACTTAGCCCAGTACTCAAGTTCCTTGTGCATCTCAAGGCCACGGTCCATAGCTTCACTTCCGGGCTCCTTTAGCTTGTCTATGAACTTGTACATTGCCTTGCGCGGGCAGCCTTCGTGTGTTTTCATTCGGCTGTGTGACACGGCGGTTATACCTATGTCTTTCATGTTTATAAAACTCATACCTTGTTAGCCTCTTCCCAGTTTGGACCTATATACAGGTCACTTGTCAGTGGTACGTCTAGTGGTACGCTTGCCATCGCAACGCGCAGCGCCTCAGACTGTTCTTCTACTTTGTCTATGGGGCACGATACATTTACCTCGTCGTGTACCAGTGCGAGCATTTGCGCTCCGCCCGCGTTATGGTAATTTATCTGCCCCTGCTTAGTGATGTCGGAGGCGCTACCCTGAATAAGGTGGTTCAGCAGCTTGTAGCTGAAGTCCCGCCCATTTACACCAGTCTCTGCAAAGATAAGCCTACCACCCACTGTCCGTACGGGCAAGCCCTGACGGCCACGTTTCTTAATGTCGTCGTTAAGGTCCCGCACGTCTGGGAAGGCTGCGTTGTACAGTTCCTTAAACTGCTTCGCGTTGTAAAACTCCACCCCAAGGTCAGCGGCCAGTGCGTTGACACCGCTACCGTACAGGATGCTGAAGGCTATGCGCTTTGTGTCACCACGGTTTAGCTCGTTACCCGTTAGTTCAGTTATAAGGTCCGCGGCAAACTGGTGCGGGTCCAGATTGGGGTTAGCTTGATACTGGCGCATAAGCCTACCGTCTTCAAAATGGGCCAGCACCCGTATTTCCTGTGAGCTGTAATCACGCTTCAGCCACAAGTGCCCCTCCTCGGGTAGCAGGTACTCACGCATTAACGGTAGTCGGGTCAAGCCTGATGGGGGCTCAGTGTTCCGCGCTAAGTCGTTGGGCACGTTGGTCAGGTTGGGGTGGCTACTGGACAGCCGCCCCGTGCGTGTGCCCCCTTTCTCTTGCTCCCCACGGGTTTGATGCCATGTAGTATGTAGGCGGCCCGTGGTGCTGGCCATGGCCTCCCAAGGCCTCATGAACGTACTCAGACACGTTTTAAGCGCCCCCCTGTACGCTAGCACCCCTAACAGGCTGGCGTTGTCTACGGCCCCTGCTAGGCTGTCCTTGGCCACGCTGAGCTTGCCTGTTTTTTCCGTGCGTAGGAACCTACTCTCGTCCGCTAGCCCTGCGTCAATGAGCGCTGGCACAAGCTGGGCGGGGGAGTCTAGGTTAATGCTGTCGGTGCCCAGTAACTGAAACAGCTCTTTGCTTATCATGTCAAAGGCTGTCTCGTAATGTTCTAGGTCCTGTTGCAGCTTGGGCAGGTCTACTCGTATACCGTGCTGCTCCGCCCCTAGGAGTATGGGCATAAGCTCGCGTTCCCTGTTGTACGCCCCCAGCATTTCATACTTTTCAATGTACGCTATAAGATAGACATAAAGTGCCCAAGTACGATCAACATCACCAATACAGTACTCACCAACAAGTTCACCTGGAGCGCGGCATATATAGGCTCCCCACGTTGACGCTTTAGACTCTGGTACGTTGGCAAGTATCCACTCTTTAACCCGATCTTGTTCTTCAGGCGGCCAATCAAGTATACGTTCAGCACTAGGCTTGAGACCAAGCTGCCGAGCGTGAGGGTTATATAGATACAGTAGAAACTGTGTGTCATGTATACGCTCCCACGGTGGCATGGGAAGGGCGTGATGGGCCTCCGCTACCTCCAAGTCAAACTTGCCATTTTGGAATATAAGGGGCTCCCCACTCGCCCATATAGTCTGTAGGTAGCTTACGGCCTCAGATTCAGTGCAGTTGTTTCCCTCGGGGTGGCCCCACGAGTAGTAAATGCCAGCCTCGCCATTGTGTTTGACTCCAACCCCCACAGGCTTCGGTGGGTATTGGTCGGGACGGGGGCCAATGGCCTCCGTCTCGTAGTCTATAGTCCACACTTAGCTGTACTTGGCGTTTTCTTTGGGCGCGGCTTTTTCAGCCTTGCTTTCAAGATCATAGCCTTGCATGAGCACTGGTTCAGACATGCCCTTTTTGCTGACTAGGGCGGGGTACAGTTCTGGGTTGTCATCAAAGTCAATGACGTTTGCAGTGGTGAACACGGCTTTGAACTGTGTTTTAGGGTCGGGCTTGGCACCGATGGTCGTTACAACTGCCCACTCGGGCCGCTTGTAGAGGCTGGCCACCGTTTGAATGTACTGTGCCCAGACCTTACCGCTGGTCACGGGCAGCTTGACAGTAGCTACCTCAGCACTAAGCACGGAGTCCGCTTTGTCTAAGGCGTTGGCTGGGATAGCGATTAGGCGGTAGCGGTCTTGGCAGGCTTTGCCCTTACCACTTCCACCACGGGCGGTTCCAAACTTATTCATAGGGCACACGTCACAAGACGCTGCCTGTGGTGTCGTCACGTTGTCGGCGGGCACCATGTCCTCACCGTGCCGCCCGATAGCGTAGCAATCCGGAGCGCTTAGGTTGTCGGGGTCGTAGGGGCCTTCGTAGTAGGTTTTTTCCTCAACAAAGTCAATTACAACCACGTCCAACTTGTTGTCCGGTGCCTGAACACCTTGGTAAGACACTACGCCCGAGCGCAGGCTAATAGTAGAGCTAGCTGGGCGCACGTTAGCAGAGGACGCCGCCGCCTGTTGTGCCAACTCCTCTTGCCAGTTAGTGGGGATTGCCAGTTCCCCGCCCTTGGGTGTTGCTACTTCTTTTTTAATCGCCATGTTTTTGCTTCCTAGAGTTTAGTTACTGAGAGCTTAGTATCTACCACGGTGCCCACGCCTGGAAGCTCTAATTCATCGTCCCACCGCGCCCGCACTGCGGGGGCTGATATTCTGATGCTAATAAGGTCCCAAGCGTCGTTAGCCACGATGTAAGCCTGCAACAGCTTTGCGTCGCTAATGATGGGTACGGTGGATTCCTTGATCATAGCCTTGTGCGTGGAGCCTACAATGCCGTTGATCTTGGGGTTGTCATGCAGGTACTGTATGAGCTCGTATTGCAGCTCACGTTCTTGTTTCTGCATGTTGTCAACTTTACGCTGTTCTTCAAGGCGCTGTTCACGCATGGCCCTAAAAGCATCAAGTTTGGTTTGTACTTCTACTATGTTTTCCATGTGTAGCCCTCTTGTGTTTTATCACACCCCCACTGCGGGGGGTTGCCCCCAGTATACGCCGGGACAATTAAGACTGCAACCAATATGGCTGCTCGCGGTTAGTGTACTTCAACATGCGGCTCTTGGCCCCGATGTAGTACCTACGGTAGGACTCTACAGGGCAGTCCACTTTGTACTTGTCGGGCATGGCCAAGACAAACGGAGAGCGTCCATCTACTGGAACGTGGTCGGGCGGAGGCCACTGTTCTGCTATCACAAAGCTAGACTTGTGGCGCTTGCCGTACCGACGCGTGTACTCTTTGCTGAGTGCCATGCCCAAGTCGTACAGCCACTCGTAGTTGTCACTGGTCAGGGCTGCCCACCGAGTACACGGGTGGTTCGCATGGGTGGGCTTGTAACCGTGACCAGTGATAGTGCTGAGCATTTGCGCTGTCTCCAGTACCATCTTAACTACGTGCTTGTCACAATGAAACCGTGCGGCTTCCTGTGGGTCGTAAGATAGCGCAAATATGTTCATTTTTCTACCTTGCGCCAGTCTTCAGAAGAACAGCACTCCGTTAAGTCAACGAGCGCGGGGACCCATGTTTTAGCGCCCCACACCTCCTCGTAACCCCCGTCGTCTATAGTGTAAAGGTCAGTAGTGCAGCCACAGTTTTCGCATATGTAGTAATTATCCATGGTTGTGTCCTCTTTTAAGTGTTTGAGCAAGTTCGCAGCTACCGCAGGCTCTATGAACACCTTGTCCGTAGCGTGTTCAATGCGGTGATCATTAGCTGTGATTACCCAGCCATAAGGAACTCGGGACAGGTACACCCCGTCCCCCAAGTAAACTCTGCCATGCTCGTCCATTACGCTGCCTCCAGATATTCGTTGGCTACGTCCCACAGGCGTTGGTTGAATATGACGTCTTTGGTAACGCGGTTGATAGGCTTGGTCTCACAGTTGCGGTCGTTGGCATTTTTAAACTTGATGCCGCCCCGCATTAGGTTCTCCTGTATGCGGTTGTAGACGTGCCACACGTCATTGCCCTCGTCTTGCGGGCGGCGAACTGTTAGCAGCTCCTTGGGGTCAAATGGCCGATCAGGCCACCGTATGCGCTGGGCGGCCTCGGCAAACTTGCGCGCCTTTGGCTGGGACAGCTCAGTGCTTTGCGCTTTATCCACCCAGTTTTTGAGGCGGGGCACATACTGCTCGAAGATGCGCTTGGTGGAATCTACCACTTCCGCGGCCTCCGCCCCACGGTGCGTGATACGTATAGTCTCAAAGTCGGTGCCTGCGATTATGCCGTTGGCGCATACCATGCGATAAATGCCTACGTGTAGACGGTACGCGCAGTTACCGTCGTGGCTGTTGAGTAGCACTACCTCGGGGATGGCGTCACCCACCCGCGCCTTGTCAAAGGCTTCCAGCGGCCTAAAGCTGAGCAGGTGCCGTGTAAAGCCTGCCTTCTCCTCCGCCCTTGTACGGGTCTGCTGGGCACGGCTGACCCCGTAGCCTGCGTCCATCATGGCTTGCAGTACGGGCTCCGTGCCGATGTGTACGTAACGGTCGCTGCGGTCTTGATGTGGGACGCTTTGAAAGACAGCAGGGCAAGCCTCACGTATCTGTGAAACTGACAGTGGTGTTTTACTTCTCATGGTAATCTCCTAAGGATAGTAGCCTGATGGGCATTGCGTGTTAGCGGGGACGATGACTACCTTGGGCGGGTAGCTCGTGCGGTCGTAGCAGTATTTAACGTCCTGGGCGTACAGCCCGCCGACATAGAAAACTACCACCATCACTGTGATGAACCCTATTAGCTTAAACATCTTCTATTAACCACGCGTTTTTCATGTTAGCTCGCACTTGGCTGGCGCTCGGCCCCGCCCCCAGTTGGTCCAGGATGGTTAGAATCTCCCCGTACAACATCTGTTTGCCCGTGTGGGCCTCTATAAAGGCGCTTACTACCTCGGCGTTCGGCCCGTGGTAGTCCCCGCCTGTTACAATAACTTCTGTGGACTTGTGCCAGCGGGTCCCCCCGCCGCTATTTTCTGACTTTACGTTGACAAGCTGCATGGACTCGGGCAGGGCGGCTAGCTCTGCCAGTGTTTTTAGACGAATGGTGGCTATGTAGCTCATGGTTAGTACTCCGGTTGGTAGGTGATGGCCGTGAGCTCTTCTATGCGCTCCTGCATTCGCATTATACGGCTTAGTGATGACTCACGAAACGCTTTTAGCTCTTTTTCAACCCCTGCTTTTTCCATAAGCGCCATTTGCTCCAGGGTGGGCACTTTAACTGCGAGGTCTACCGAACATAGGTAGAACTTGTAGTCGTTGCTGGCGTCGGCAGTGGACAAAACCACAATGTCACCGTCGTCCAGATTACCATCGTTCATGATACTGTGTATGGCTGACTTGTAAATGTAGATGTGATGTGTAAAATTTTGCTTTGACATAATTCTCATCCTTTGGCTACGTGCCCGAATGGCACAGTACATAGTTTGGCATGGAGCCTGTTGATTGCAAGCACTTAGTACTCGGCAATCCACTTACCTTCAGCGTCTAAGCTGAGGTAGGCAACCCCCGTACTCTGGTAGAAGCTGATGATAACCGCCAGTACGGCGGGACTAGACACTGTTACGGCCTTAACCTCGGCTTTGACCACTTCCCTACTGTCGTCAAGATAGCCCCCGTTGCGCAACGCCTTCCGTACTAAGTCTGTCAAATTAGATGTAAATTTAGCGTTCATGTGCTACTCCTTAAACCAACCCAGCTTTTCACCCGTGTGCCACATTATCAAGGCGTAGGTGTAGCTGTCCAGTGGGGTTATGTTCGACTGACGAGGGGCTACGCCCTGCGCGTCAAACTGGCTGTAAAGTTCTATTGTCTCATCTTTGTCTCCGCCTGTGCTGTGAAAGCAGTACACTAAGATGTCTTTTTGCTTGGGTTGGCTCACCATAACAACGTCCTATTGACAGTGCGTTATTGCACTATTAGTAGTATAGGCCTACGAGTAGGGATAGCAAGCAACATTGTGTTTGAGTTTCTGCGGGGGTACAATGTGTGGCACCCAGCACGAAAAAAGCCCGCTGGGAGACAGCGGGCTACGGGTAGTGACAAGAGGGTAAGCACCACCGCTTGCTCAGTATAACCTAAGAAAATTCGCAGAACAAGAGGGAAGCTAATGTGGCAAATATCGAAATAGCGCCAGTATACACGATACCGTTCGAAGAAGGTGAAGGGTTTGTAAAAATAGACAATAGAGCGCAAGCAAAAGAGTTTACAGAACAAGACTTAACGCGCAGCGGCCTAACGCTCGCGGATATGGGCATAAAGCCCGCCCTCCACCAGTCAGCACACTACACCGCGCAATACTTCCTACCATACTTCACACCTGACGGCCAAGTTATAGTTGATGAGGCTGGTATAATCATGATGTACCGCCTGCGCGGGGAGCTGACAGCCAAGGGTCAAGGGGAAGGGCGCGGCAAATACGACTCCCCACCCAAGTCTGTAGTGGGTAACTTCTCTGGCATCCCCTACATCCACCCCCGCCTACGTGAAGTGTACAGGTCTAACCCAAATCGAGTCTTATCGATTTGCGAGGGCGAGAAAAAGGCAGTCACGCTCATGAAGTTTGGTGACATCGCCTCCATTGGTATCGGTGGAAAGGATATGTGGCACCGGAAGGGGGAGCAAACGCAGCTCCACCCTTGGATAGAGGACTTAATTGATGAGCTTAAGCCGGACACAGTGCTTGTCATACCCGACGGGGACGTACGCAAGTACCACATCGCCCAAAGCTTCGGGAGTTTAGCCCGCCTGCTTCAGGACAAAGGCTGTAACGTGTCGGTTCCCTTGCTGCCGCACATAGATGATAAGATAGATGACCTTATTGTAGGCGCTTGGAAGGACCAAGATGTTACCAAACGCCTTGGAGCGTTGCCCCAAGTACACGAATTTGTAGAAACTATCGCCCGCCTTCGGGACGTGTACAACTTACAGACAATAACGTCCGGCCATGGCATGGTGACAGTGCCCGTAAACGAGGCCAACCTAAAGGAACTCATAAAGAACCACCCCGTATTCAACGACCTGTGGTACAACGAAGACGACCAGTACGTGTACTACAACGACCGTCAGCTTAGCGACACCTTAGTCACTGAGATATTGGCGATGGTACAGCGCAGCTTCAGTATGCCGAAGTGCCCCCGCAGCCCCGTGGAGTCCGCTATTGATCTGGTGGCTAAAACGCACAAATCTAAAAGCCCGTGGCGCGAGTACTTACAAGCGCAGACCTGGGACGGTAAAGAGCGCTTGGGCACGTGGATGGTGGACTATTGCAATGCGGTTCCTACGCCCATGTGTCTGGAGGGCGGGCTTAAATGGTTGGTCGGGGCTGTGGCCCGCGCCTTCGATCCTGGGTGCAAGATGGACTACATGCTGGTGACTACTGGGGCTCAGGGTATAGGTAAGTCTTCCATGCCTGTGCTGCTGTTCGGGCAGGACAGGGTGAAAACTATCGCCAACCACCTCAAAGAAGTTGACGTTTACACGGTCATGCACCGAAGCAAGTGCGCCAACTGGGAGGAGCTGGCAGCCATGTCCAACTATGAGCTGGCACACTTCAAAACGCTGCTTACCGAAACACACGATAGCTTCAGGCGAAAATACAGCAGACACGACGTAACGATGCCCCGAGGCTTTGTGATGTACGGCTCCACTAACGACGCACACTTCCTGCCCGCTGATGACACAGGACACCGACGTTACGTGGTCGTGGAGACGGGGCAGGTGCTCTTTGACAAATTAAATGCCGACAAGTCGCAGCTATGGGCTGAGGCTGTGCATTTATTCCGCAGCGGGGAGGTAGACTACACCCAAGTTCAGGCCAGCAAGGAACAGCGTGACACCTACGTGGAGTGTGGCCCCGAGTACGATGAGCTTGTGGATGCTGTGGTGGCTGACTACGCAGCCTATAAGGGTGGTGACGGAAAATACGGCCCTGCGCCCGTGGTCGGTGAGCTTAAAGACATTGACGGTGTGGAGTGTTGGGTTTGCACGCTCGGTGACTGGCGTAAAAACGCCGGGCTCCATATTCCCAAGGGTCGTGCAGGTGTGGCATTGAACCACGTACTGCGCATGAAGGGCTGGCTGCAAAAAGACCAAATGCGAGTGCGTGGGCAGAAGCGCAGCAAGGTCTGGTGCGTGCCTACAAGCCTGCTAGACTAACGCAGGCAGCACCCGCTACCCTAGCAAGGGGTAGTGGTTAAAACGCCGCCCAGAGGGCTCTGTGTAAGCCCTAGGCATCTAAAAAAGCCCGCTTGTTGCGGGCTTTGTCTTTTTGGGGCTTAGCCATAGCCACTAGGCCCCAGTTTGTCCACAAGGATGCTTACCACATGGTCGGGGTCAAGGTCCCAGCACCCCGCGTCCATCGCAGCAGCCATAATTGTCATTACTGTTTTCATGCCGCTGTTGTAGCAAGGCTCGGTGGTCGCCCACATAGTTTCGTCGTCATAGCGGTACTGTATGACCCATTCTTCAGTGATTGGCTTTAGCCACATGTCTATAGCGTGTAGGTCCACACCTGGGTCTAGTGTGTTTAGCGCCCCAGGAATGGGGAAGTAATAGCTTTTTCTAGTTTTCATGCGCTTGGCCCTCGGGTTGCCATAAACTCATCTATGACCTTGGCGGCGTGGGCTGCGCCGTCCGCTTTTCCCTGCATAAAGTCCGCATGGGTGCGCGGGTTGTCAG